ACAATCTCAGGCAATCCTTGATTCTTTGTTTTGTTTATCTCTTTTTGAATGTCATTATCTACAATGAACTCGATACCCTTTGTTATAGCACCAGCTGCTACCTTATCGATTTTTCCGAGAATCTCAGATTTCGAAGATCCAGTTAGAGATAGAATATCTCCTCGAGATTTATTAATCTCAGATTCTGTTGCCGCAACCTTTGCGGTGATTTCTCCAATCGGTAATGAAGAAGCAAGGTCTTTAATTGTAGAGTCGAGTGTGCTCTTTAGATCGCCAACAACACCAGAGATTGAGGAAGTCAATCCACCAACTGCCTTACCCAAAGAGCTGCCCGCTAGACCACCAAGAGCTCCACCAGCAGTTGCGCCACTGATTGCAGAAGTGATACCGCTTGCTGCATTTGCTGCTGCCCCAGCAACTGTTCCTGCAACTCCTGCCGCTGCAGCTGCAAAGTTTGTACCCAATGTTGAAACTGCATTATTTCCTGCTGCGGTCGCTGCAGTTTGAGCGGCACCAGCTGCAGACGCTTCACCAGCACCTGATTGAGTACCACCACCAGTAATTCCTGCACCTGATGCTGAAGAAACAGAGCCACCCTGAAGATTAACTTTCGCTGCAGGAATATCAACAGTTGATCCAGCAAGACCAGCAGTTGCGCCCTTGAGATCTAAACGACCACCAGCAGTAAATTTGCCACCGCTGCCAGCTTTCAGATCGATTGAGCCAGTTGATTCAATGTTGACTGAACTACCCTTTATCTTAATTGCACCATCAGCTGCCATATTAATTGCAGCAGCCTCAATATTCACTGTCGCAGTTTTAAGATTAAAATTGCCTTCAACGGTAATTACTGCCTTGCCTTTTACATAGATGAAATCATCACCCATGATGACTTCATAATTGTCTTTTTGCACTCTCTCAACTTTGTTACCATCTTTATCAACTTCAAAGTATGATCCATTTCGATGCGCTAGATGAATACGCTCCTTTCCAGGAGTATCATCTAATTCGAATGCATGACCTGATTCTGTTTCAAGCGCATAGTTGTATGGATATTTCGGAGCAAATGCTGGCGCTGGTTCAGACCAAGTAACTCCACCAGCAGATTGAACACCCTTTTTAAGATTCTTTTTTCGTGTAGCAATGATCGTACTGTCTGCCTTTCCGCGAGCAAGACGATTCGTCGTTGCTTCTTTTAGATACTTTGACTTTGGATAGGCTTCTGCATTATCATCTGGTCGTTTTGGTGCATCGCCAAAACTCTTTCGTGGATCACTAAATCCATCTTCGTATTTTGGTTTCTTTTCAGGTTTTCCTGGAAACACTCCCATGATCACTGGATTTTGAGCACTCTCGCCATCCATGAAGAAACCGAATACCATATCGCCTTCTTTTGGAGTATACAGTGCAGGATGATTTACAGGAACAGTTGGGTGAGCCCAAGGGAGGTCGCTAGTTGGAATCTTTTTCTTGTCTTCAGTATGCCAACCGAAGCAGCGAACTCGAACACGACCGAGTTGCTCTGGATCTTGGCGATCCTCTACGACACCAACCCACCAAACAAAACCTTCTAAACCTATAAAATTCTTGCGCGCCTTCATGAGAATTTGCTCGTGACTTTTTCAAGCCCATCTTTTGCAGCAGGAATTTGTTTTGAGAATGAATCAGAAACTAATTCGACAATACTCTCGAAATCGCCCTTATCCATTCCAGAAAACTTATGGCAAATAGCCGACACAAGATAGTTTCCTGTGCGATACTCATCTGGAGTTTTACCTTTTGCGTCTGCACCTTCGAACTTTGGAAACTCATACTTAACAACTTCGCCAGCTTTCAAGAAAATATCTCCAGGGATCACAATTTTAATTCTGGTATTATGCATTGCTGTCATATGCAATGCGCGATTCATCATCCACTTATCTCTATCATTAGATTTTTCAGAGGATGTGTCATTAATCGCAATGTTTGTCAGAAATAAAGAATCGTGCGTGGCAGTGATTGACTTCTTATCCATATTTTTAAGAGAATTAGTTGCCTTAAATTTATTCAATAGATTATTCTGCGCCTCTGCAGTTTCAATTGAATAGTCATGATATGTAAATGATTGTGTGAAAATATCGACAGACATTAATCTAGAAGCATAACCACCATTCTGTAAACCCTTGAGTACATCAAACTCTCCACGAATCTCAAATGCATCGATAGAGTCTTTGTTATTTGCTGGGTCTTGATCAACTGTTTTGATTTCGTATTTTAATGTCTTAATAGGCTTCTCTTTGATTAGAGTATTATAGGATCTGAACTGATATCCGTCTCGATCCTCATAAAAGAAATAGCAATATTTTGGTGGTTTACTGGCATCATATGAACGAGATGCAGCCCACTGAATAACCTCGAGAGGATTCATTCCTGGAACCACCAAATCATAAACACCGCTTGTTGTATCCATCTTTTTAATTCTAGATGGATCAACCTTTAATTCGTTCAATAGAATATCACGAACGATGTCGACGGTTTTCTTACCCTTATATGCTTTGCTCACCTTCTTTTGATTTGAGAATACTAATTCTTCTGAGCAAAAATAAAGTACGAATGTTTGCCCTGAGTCAGAAGCAGGTTTTCTGCTGCCAGTTTTATAGATTCTAAAGATCTTTTCGATTGGTTTACCTAGAGACGGTTTATCAATAGACAATTTTAGATACTCATTACCGCAAAAGTAAAAGTTACTGAAGATGTCATGACCATCTTGAACGATGATACTTCCACTCATAACAGATGAATAGATGTCTTGGAATAGTTGCAGTTCAATGTAGATTTTTCGAAGGTCGACAGTTTGACCTCCAGAATTGATGATCTCTAGAACCTTAACATCAAAATTTTTCGAACCTGTTACGCCAATATCTTCAGCCATCACTGACTCATTAATTGTTTAAATTCTTGTTCAACTCTAGTCGCATATGCAGGATCTAGTAGTTTTATTTTTCTTCGTTTTTCATTCTCATTAATCTCATTTTGATAATTTGATACTGCTTTATTTCGAGTAACAATCGTAGCAACTTGACCATTTGCAAGAGTGTTTTGTTCTGTACTTACTACCACAGAAGTATCAGCAGTTCCAGGGACTGTGCGATCAACTAGAGTCTCAGTCACAAAATTATATTCTTTATCTGAAATGATAGAGGAGACTGATGATTCGTAAAATTTTACACCATTAAAAGTGATTGTGGTTGTGATTTCTTGCTCATAATGATGTATGGTAGTTTGTGCTTGAGTGATTGTTTGATCATATTTGTTCTTCACATACTCATCGAGCACCACAGACTTCATAGGAAATTCATATAAAGGATTAACATATTTGTTGAATAATAGGACAAGCCAAGAGCGAAATGCGCTTCCGTAAATCTTGTGTGCAATAATTTCTGGTGTATCAGAATCTTGCACTTCGTATTCGAAATAGATTGCCGAGTTGTCTACAATTTCCTTTAAGAACGCAGAGCGAGCAAAGATATTTGTGACAGCTTGATTGTTGATAGTATTCTTATCAAAAGTATATACCAACTTTGGGAAATAATTAAAATATCCAAGACTAGCCATTAATAACCTTCCTCGATACGACCCTTGTGCATGAGTTCGAGCTCTTTAAATCGTAACTGCATTGAAATGTCAACTGGCATACCATCACTGAATGTTGTCCATTGACCCGCAGCTGCATAGTTAACATCAATGCCGACCAAAACACATGAGGATATCTTATGAATATTTGTATTTTCTTTTCCGTTATAAAAGAACTTAATATCAAACTCAGCTGGTGGAATAAAGAAACGACCAGATGATCCCCTCAAGAGCTCTGGTGCAGAATGAAACTTAAATTCTTTAATGATTTTGCGAATTGCTGCAGCTTCGGCTTCACTTCTGGCAGACATCTTAAAATCAAACATAAACTCTCTGTGACCTGTCTTTTGATAGAGAATTTCTACTTGTGGGTTTTGTGCAAGTCCAGCAGAGAAAAGCAATGCTTCCTTAATTCCTCCACCAAACACTCCAGATTTTTCGGCAAGAGTTCCTACTAGTTCAGACATTGAGCCTGCACCAGCACCTTTGAGATCTGCTTTACCTTCTTTGATAAATCCTTCTATTGTTGAGCCGACACCAGCTGCGCCTTGACCAATAGCACCAACCATTCCAAGTGCTTCTGTCATCGAAATTTCACCATACTCATGAATGATCTGTTGATTGATAGTGTCTGGCATATACATTGAAATCGTAGATTTTAATCGTTTTGTTTTACGAGAAAGATCAATGGAGCTGACAATCTTTGAGCCAATCAAACCACCAACAGCTCCTCCAACACCAGCAGCAGCGATACCAGCCAAAGGTCCACCCAACTCTGCTGCTAACGCTCCCGCACCACCACCGATCGCTGCACCAAATGCAAATCCTGCAGTTCCTTCAGCAAATAACTGTCCTGTGGTACTATCACTGATAATCTGATTTCCTGAGGCAATCTGACCGACACCAGCAGCTGCATCATTTGCGCGATTTTGATTTGCGGTCGGACCGATATTAGTTCTTTCTTGGATATTGTAATTAGATTTTTCTTGCACATTGACATAGAAGGTTACATAATGCAACCCTTCGAAGTTATTAGTGCCAAGATTAATTGGGTATCGATGATCAGTGCTTGCAAACGCATTCTTAGCCAAAATTGCTAGTGGACCCTTTGCTTCGTTTGGATCTAAATTTCTTGAAACACTATTCAGCGTAAGTGGTGTTGACATTAAGTTCTTCCGAGGGGTCTAAATAAATCTATGGCTTATTCAGGTAGATACAGTCCGAAAAATACCAATAAATATTTAGGTGATCCGACAAACATCTGGTATAGATCGCTGTGGGAACGCCGAGTCATGGTGCACTTAGATGCCAACCCAAGTGTAATTGAGTGGTCTAACGAAGAGATTATAATACCTTATTTATCCCCAGTTGATAATCGTTGGCATCGCTATTTCCCCGACTTTTTTGTTCGCGTTCGAAATAAACTGGGTATGTTAGAGGGAATGATATTAGAGGTTAAGCCGAAAAGTCAGGCGAAGCCTCCAGAAAAAAAGAGTAAAATTACTCGAAGATATATTAATGAGGTAATGACTTGGGGTGTGAATGAGGCAAAATGGAAGGCTGCATCTGAATACTGTAAGACTCGTCAATGGAAGTTTCAAATCATAACTGAGGATGATCTCGGAATCTAATGCCATCACTATTTGACAAATTAAGTCGAGAAATGACTGCGGCTGGCATTGCGCCAAGAAGCGCAGAGGCACGATCATGGCTCGGTGGTAAACTTGCTAAACTTCGTATGCCTGCCGATCGCTCGAACATTTTAAACGATGCAAAGCGCATCTCACCTAAAGCATTTGTCGGTCGTATGTACACCTATCAATATGACCCTAAATTTAAAGACACTCTGCCTGTCTGGGACAAATTCCCGCTCGTTATTCCAATTGAGATGTATGCAGACGGCTTCTTAGGATTAAATCTACATTATCTCGACCCATATTCTCGTCTCATTCTTCTTGATCGATTAAGCGATTTTATCAACAATGATAAATATGACGACACAACCAAGTTTCGTTTATCTTATGATTTATTGAATAAGTCGAGACGGTATAAACTTATACAGGATTGTCTGAAGAGATATCTACTTACTCATATCGTTTCTTCGATGATATACATCGAACCAAGTAATTGGGAAACGGCAATTTTTCTACCGACACAAAAGATGGTATATAGAAAGTAATGGCATTTAATGTAAATCGATTTATCGCACACTTCGACTCACATGCTGGGTTTTCGAAGTCATCAAAGTTCGATGTCCTAATCAATGTGCCATCTGTTTTAATGAGTATGGCAACATCTGAACAACTATCGCTGCAGTGTGAAGCAGCGGAGTTGCCTGGTTACACTTTAAACACTATTGAAAACAAAATCTTCGGAGCACCGACTCCACTTGCAGGCACTCCTTCGTTTGGGGATGTTTCTTTTACCTTTATCTGTGCTGGCGATCTTTGGGAAAAGAAGTTTTTTGATGGGTGGTTGAATTATATTATCCCAAAACAAACTTATCTTGTAAACTACAAAATGAATTATGTAACGGAT